GCCGGCTTTAACTGCGGCCCACGAGATTCGATCGTCGTACTTGCCGCGAGAGGTGCCAGAACTCACCTTAATCGTGTCGCGCAGTGCGCCCTTATCGACGGGCACCATTCCCTTCGCGCGTTCAGCTACGGGCTTCATAGCGTCCCGTGCTGCAATCCTTGTTGCTGATTTGATAACGTCGGCGTCGAACTCCTTAAGGACTTTCTGTAGTTCCTTAAGACCTTCGACACCGAACTTTTTAACCACTGCCATTTTTAGCTCCCATCATTCGTTTCAGGATAGCCATCTGTGCTTCCTGTTGGCGCGAGAAGCGCTCTTGTTCTTCTTGTTCCTTCTTATCCGCCGCGTACTCGGCAAACGAGAAGGGCTTGATGAAGTCATCTGGCTGTGTCTTGGCTCCGTTGCAGTTCGCCATGACGGATGCCTGTAGTGCGGACCTGAAGTCCTCCCGAGCTGGACCGAACGGCTCGATGTTTGAGTAGATCATCCACTCTGTTAGTTCCCGAGATGACATGCGGCGATCTAACTCTGCCACAGTCATCCCGAGGTGACCGGCTAGGCGAAACTTGAATAGCCGAGTCGGGTCCGATTTTACTTTGCTTCTAGGAACTCCGCGTCTTCTGGAGTCAGTCCAGATAGACGAGACACAACCTCAACGACACGGTCGAGAGCTTCTGCTGACTTCTCAGCGAGCTTGTTGACCTCAATGTCGGTGAATAGGCGCTTACCGTCTTCGTCGATGATGCCGTTCGCAGCCATAGTCGCACGGAGTGCAGCCAAGCCTTGTGTCCGGATCATGTCGTCGAAACGGTCTCGCTCTCCAGCGGTCATGCCACGAACCTTAACGTGACCATCCCACTCTGGGACTTCGACCAGTTCGGTTGGGATGTCATTACAGCCAAGAATATCTTGCTTACTTAATAAAGCCATTGAATTTTCTCCTCATTCAAAAATAAGGGAGGGGGTTAGCCCTCCCATGTGTTGGATTTAGAACAGTTCTCACTTGCCGTGAGGATCTGAAGGTTCCAAGGGACATGTAGTCCGGAAACCTTCTCGCCCTGTAAGGGGACGATATGATCCACATGGTGTTGAATACCTGTCTCTTCCGTGAGACGACGGGCCTCAGCATAGACTGCCTTGACTTCGTCCTCGCGTCCTTGCGAGAAATCTCGTTGTAGCTTGGCGGACCTGTAGCGTGCCGTTTTGGCAGCACCTACTTCGGGGTTCGCTTCGCTGTATAGCTGTGCGGCGGTTCGTAGTGCGTCACGATTATTACAGTAATAAGCCTTAGTGCGTATGCCGTGGCACATTTTACACGTTACCTCTAGCCCGTCGCACCTGCGTCGACTATTATAAAAACTAGTAGCTGGCTTGACTGCGCTGCACTTAGGGCATCGCTTACTTGTAACTTTAGGGTCGTTATTGCGCGCTAAATAGGCCGCCTTTTGACGGCCGTTGTAGCAGCTTTTACACGAGCCCATTACACCATGTTTACCACCTTTATCGCTGTAGAACTGGTCTAGCGGTTTTTCGATAGCGCACGCTCTACAGACTTTCATCTATTAGACCGGCGTTAAGTCAAATACTACGGGACCAGATATGGTCAGCTCGATAGTACAAACCACACGATCTTCTTTGGGGTGAGCTACGCCGTAGCTAGTAACAAAAGCAGAGAAGTCTGCACGTGCAGTCTCAGCGCCTGATACCCACTGTACAGCGTAAGTGTCCAAAGTACCGTCGACGAATGCAGTAGCGAGTGCGTCGTGGTCAGTGTCACCTGGAGCCCAGTTAAGTGATACAGTGATAGAACCGTTGTCCTTGGCACCGACAAGCTTGCGCATATCGTCATCGCCGTAAGACAGCAGGTCAACAGTAGCGCGGCTCAGCTCGAGTGCTGAGATGTCGTCTACTTCGGCAACCTTAGTTGACGCAGAGATAGCGCCAGAGATTGCGGTGGTTACGTGGAACTCGGTAGTTCTACCGTGGAATGGTGCAGTAATAGCCATTATGATAACCTCATTTGCAAATTGAGTGTAATAAAGTGATGGTACACACGCAGCTTGTCGTCATACTCCGCACCGAGATCATTAATCAAGGCGTGCGCAGCGGCGTATCCGTCGAGCGCAACTTCTGGTGCTATGAACTGGTCGATGACTGCCTGACGCATTGTCTCGATTTGAGACAGGCGCTCAGCCCTCAAAGTTAGCCGGACTTCCGGCTGTAGTAGCACCGAAGTGCCAGCGTGTGTCGTTATTTGGACGTTGTCTAACGGTCGAAAGACTACGGCCGGTTGAGTGTCGTCCTGTGGGAACCGAAGATAGTAGACTCGGTCACCAGTGACTGCGTTGAGGGTAGAGTTCCCAATCAACGCGGATCGTATAGCAGTAGGTAAACTCATCGAGATTCCTCCGCTGTTAGTGTCAACATGCGCCGACGATGGTCAGCCTGAGCAATAGACAATATCTTGAGGTTACGTCCCTCGAACACGAGGTAAGCCGCCGGTGGTATGTCAGTCAGGTCTGAGCTGTTATAGCGCATGTGGATTGTGTACGCCGTAGCAGAGATTAGGGTGTCTTGGTCCGTTGTCTCTGTTCCGGTCTTTGAGATAACCTCAGCGTAGTAGGTGCCGAGGCTGGTGTGTGCTGTCTCGATCTCGCCCAGTGCCGTCACTGTGGAGGTCGGTGCGAACAGCGTAACCTTGTGTCGTAGTCGCCCGGCTCTCATATCACCTCCTTACGCTATGCGCGTTTTGAAGGGTGTGAGAAGCCGCTCAGCGGTCAGGGTCATCTTGACGTGTGTTACGCCTTGACCTGTTACTGAGTTCTCGCGGTTCTCGTACATGTCACCGATCAGCAGCATGATTGCTTGCTTGACGGATGCAGGTACGGAAGCCTCGTCTACGTCGACGTATGTTACTGTGATGTTGTACGGCAGCTCGTTGCTGTCCGTTGGCCACTCAGCGCCAAACGCTGGGTAGACATAAGATCGACCGCCTCGATTGACGAGACGAGTCGTGCCGTAAGTCTGCTGAACGTTTTCTGTGTCATAGTACGACACACTACTCACGCTCTGAGCGTCGGCAAACAGTACGAAGGGTTGAGACTCAGACGACGGGAATGCGTCGTATTGCTCAGTCTTCGTGCCCGAGCGAAAGCCACGGTTGCAGAACGCTTCAGCGTGCTCTGTGGCGGCGTCGATCATGGTGTTGATCTCGGCCTGCTCGGCGGTGTCAAGAGTACCGAGGCGCAGGTGCTGTTGCACTTCTGCTAGTGTTACTGGGTTAGCCATGTGGCCTCCTGTGAATTAGGGAGCCCTCCGAAGAGGGCGGGAGGTATTAGGTGTTTATCTGATTTCGGAAACTATAAAATTCAGAGCCTCTACTATTATGTTGTTTGTACCCGTAGTGTTAGCGCAGTGGATCTCTAAATAGTCACCTGTAGAGTGTTGCACGATACAGGAGAAGGTAAGCCCTTCAAGACGACCCGACGAGTTTGCAGTACCCAATGTGCGTGATGGGTCTCTAATAGCCCCCAGCTTGGAGTCGTAGAAACCAAACTCACAGATGTTGTTACTGCCCGAAGTAAAGGACAGAGAGCACTGTATCAGGTACTTCCTCTCGACCTCTGCTTCGTTAGTCAGTCTGTTGTTCGCGTGCGCGTATTTAGCGTTATCGGCGGATGCATCAGTCGTCCCTGCTACTTTAACGAAGGTGTCTGTAGCGGTTATGACACTGGCTGTGGTGTTATTACGCATGTACGCCTGTCCATTCACGGCTGTGTTAACGATACCCTTACAGCCTGAGAATAGTGACTTGTTAGAGTCCGTACCTACAGATGGCAGGTAATTACCACCACCGGCGAAGTTAATCGTGTCGAGGATGAAGCCCTCTGTAGGTATCCCCGCTAAGGTGTCTACGTCAAGCGCAGTGGTGGCTCCAAAGGCGATAATAGACGAGTAGATGATACGGAACCTGCGTGACACGGTGCACGCGCTGTCGATGTGTACGATAGGGGAAGACCCTCCGCTTCCTCTTAGTAGGCTGTCGGCAATACTGATAGTACCTTGGCTACCTGTGAACCGTAGGTTGTTAGCACCCAGTAAGGCG